TCTTTTACTATTTCTTTTAAGAAGTCCATTAAATTACCATCCCATGTTTTTCACGAAGTATTTTTTTATAAGGCCCGCCAGGATTTTCATCCATGACCTCCTTTACTAATCTCAACTTATTATAAAGTTTTTCTGCATCTATATTTCTTTTACCAAGTCCATCGCCTGCCATTTTTTCAGTTATTCTAACTAGGATGCCTAGTTCTTTATCATCAATAGGTAAGTCCATTATATAAAAAAGGATTCAAGGTTTGCTGTTCTCTCGGCCTGCCATCCGATGGAGTCGAGAATTATCTTAAGAGGTTCAAGGAACGACTTGTTAAATTGTAGATCATAATCTATGTATTTGTCAAGGTTAAGTTCCTCTGGAAACTGTTGAATGAATGATATTACATTCTCCTGTATAGGATTTGGTCTTTTAAGGTAACAAAACTTAACTTTTTCACCATTATTGATCAGAGAATATTTCTGTGTGAGTTTATTCTTTTTCACATAATGATTGAATAGAAGAGCACCACGAGCATGAATCGGTGTTCCCTTCTCATAGATCGCATTGACACTTCGATACTTCTTGACATTAGAACATGTTCTTGGAAAAGCAATATCTTCTGGTGGAAGTGATTGAAATTTGGTTCTACATTTTTCAATAAAGTCAATGACATCATCTTCGGTCTTTGTCATGATCAGTTTAAGAACATCTTTAATCATCTGACGACATGGTGCAGGGGTAGATGATTTGACTGCTTCAATACCCATCATCTTGAGTTTTGGTTCATTGTATCTAACACCTTCACTGTCCCA